TGAGTGACTTGATTTCCTGCTGGGTGTTGTTCTGCTTGAGCTTCGCCTTCTTCATAGCCAACAGTCTGCGAAGGGTGTTCTCCATATCAATGAAGACATCCATCTGCGACTTGATGAAAGTGAAAACCGCTTCATCCAGATCCGCTTTACGCATTTTGATGTCCGAACAGCCTCTTGAGCCATGCTCTGCATAGGTAGGACACTTAAAGGTGAAGTACACCTTATCCTTCTTTGTACTGAATGAGCGCGTCAGCTTCATGATTGCACCGCAATCGGCACAAGTGAACTTCTTGCCGTAGATGTTCTTCTCCTTGGGGAGATGATCGTACTTACCGGCGTTTGCCTTTTGACGCTCTTTGACTGCGTTGTTGATCTGCTGCACTCTCTCAAACAGCTCATCACCGATCAGAGGCTCGTGTGTGTTCTTAACCACAATCCATTCCTCTTCGGAAGTCACATGGTACGGGATGCCACCATAAAGACACTGACTGCCTTTTTTCTGAGCAAGATGCCCGATATACACGATGTCCTTCAAAATCTCTGTGATCTTATGCTTGTTCCAGAGAACAGTGCGTTGCTTCTTATTGTTATTGGTTTCGATACCCTGATTGAGTTTGTGCTGTCCGGGAGAAGGAATACCAGCATCATTGAGCTTCTTGCAGATGCCCATGTAGCTGATGCCCTCGGCTCTCATTTCAAATATCTGTCGGATCACCGGAGATGTCTCTGGATCAATGAGCAGACGGTTTTTGTTTTCCGGGTCTTTACGATAGCCATGAGGGGCATAGTTCCCGATGTAATCACCGCGCTCCATTTTTGCTTGCAGCGCAGATGTGACCTTCCGAGAAATGTCCTTCGCATAGTAATCGTTGACGATGTTTTGCAGAGATGCAGAAAGCTGACCTTCGCTCGTAACCGTCGCAGTATCATAATTATCATTGACGGCAATGAAGCGCAGATTATAGAAAGGGCAAATCTTCTCTATGAACTGTGATGTCTCAATATAGTTTCTACCGAGACGGGACAAGTCCTTCACAATGATGCAATCAACGATCTCAGCCTGAACAGCCTCCATCATGCGATTGAACTCAGGACGGAGAAAGTCAGTACCGGTGTAACCGTTATCGACGAATAACGCTACCTTTTTCAGATAGGGATGATTGGCAATATAGTCTTCCAGAAGAGTGATCTGGTTTTCTACGGAATCGGAATCCGTGCCGTTATCCTCAACCGAAAGTCTGACATAGAGAGCAGTCTTCCAAATGCGAACGGGGGTATCAGCCGAAGTTGCTGGGATGGTTTGCTTTTTGCGTGATACTCGTGCCATTTATACTGCCTCCTTTGTCAAGCGAATTATCTTCTTGGCGTCCTCCTTTGCTGTTTGTTCTGCAAGGAACTCCATGATCGACGCAAACCGGTCATAGTGCATGAGCTGGACATGAATGTCCTTGTCCTCACCGATACGAATAAAGTCAATCATGCTGACCACCGCATTGCGAGTTAATTCCTGAATGTTTTCAAACTGTTTGAACTGAGAGAGCCAGCCTTGCTGCTCTGCTAGACCACCCATCACGCTATTTCGCTCACTTGTGAGCATCATGATGGTATCTTGTGCTTCTCTGATTTGCTGATCAAACTGAGTTGAGAAGGCTTTGTACTCGTCACGGGTAATGAAGTTGCTTCGGAAGTCTTCATACGCGCCGGTTTTGAGCCTTCTGTTTTTATCAATAATCTCTTCTTGGAATGAAATCTTTGATTTGATCTTTTCAAGCTCTCGATTTTCCCATGCAAGGTTATCAATCTGAGTTAGTGCTTCTGCCATGTCCATAACAGCAGCGATATGTCCCTGAATGACTGCCAGCACCGTATCGTAAACAATGGATTCTTTGATGCTGTGAGAGGAACAGAAAGTCTTGTCACTCTTATTGCCGCCGCAGATGAAGTAGGAGTATTCGTGACCACCGGAGCGCGATACTCTGCGCACCATAGGGTTATCGCAGTCATCGCAGAAAATCTTGCCGGAGAAAGGATGCACACCCTTTGCTCCTACGGGGCTTCTGGTATCTTCCAGCATGATCCGCTGCACGAGGTCAAACTGAGCCGGAGCGATAATTGCCTCATGAGCGTTCTCCGTTCGGGACCACTCACTTGAAGGCTTCGCCACCATCTTCTTTACCTTGTGGTTTGGAGAGGTAGTCTTTCCTTGTACCAGCGTACCGGTGTAGATTTCGTTTTTGAGGATGCGATATATGGCAACCGCACTCCACTGAGCAACTTGTTTCGTCTGAAAGCAAGTGCGCTGCTTAGATCCGTTCGCCTTCTTATATTCAATAGGAGAAGGAACACTGCTGTCATTGAGCCGATCTGCAATCTGAGCCGGAGACAGACCTTCAAGTTTCCACTTGAAGATTTCCTGCACCACCGCAGCAGCTTCGGGATCGACAACCAACTGATTCTTATTGTCCGGTGATCTCATGTAGCCGAACACAACGCGAGTTCCGACAAACTGACCGCTGCGACGCTTCGCTTCAAGGTTTGTTCTGACCTTAATAGAGATGTCGCGGCAGTAGGAGTCGTTCATCAGGTTTTTGAACGGCAGCACCAGCTCGTTGTCCGCTGCACCCGGCTGTGCGTTATCGTAGTTATCATTGATTGCAATGAAACGAATGCCGAGCTTCGGGAAAACCTTCTGGATATACTCACCAGAGCCGATATACTCACGACCAAAACGCGAAAGGTCTTTTACGACGATGCAGTCAATTTTTCCAGCCTTGACATCATCCATCATTCTGTTGAAGTCGGGACGCTCGAAGTTCGCGCCGGTGAAACCGTCATCAATATACTCGTCCACGACTGTTATTTCCGGGTGTTTCTTGAGGTAGTCCAGGATGAGCATTCTCTGGTTGGAGATACTATCGCTCTCAAGTTTTTCGCCGGAAAATGAAAAATCGCCATCTTCCCTTGATAATCTCAGGTAGATGGCGGCTCTATAATTTCTGTCTAAAGAAAATTTCAGCATAAAACGCCACTCCTTAATGTATTTTTCGGTCAGATAACCGGAAAACGATAAGAGTGGTATTTCGCTTGATTTTGTCCATGTTCATTATAACATATTTTCGTATGGAAATCAAGTGTTTTAAATCAGGTTCCTGAAAGTGGTTCGTTTTCCAATTATCTGACCCTCGAGTTACATGCTTGCTAAAAGATTTATAAAATTGTCATTGATCGTTGCCTGTGTGTTGGCGTATGAAACTCTTACGACTGTATTGCCAACCTTGAATAAATAAGGATTCTTGATCTGCTCTACATAGGATTTCATACGTTCTTCAACGGGCTTAGAACGATCAATCTTTACATCACGGATATCTACCAAAGAGTCTAAAAGCTCTTTTCTATTTTGCTTATCCAAATATTTATCACCTTACCTTCTATAATAATTTTCCACATTTTTCCTGTCCTTATACAGTAATTCATTAAACAGAAAAATATTCACGAGTATGAAAGTACGTGTACCAAGTGTACTTGTGTACGGAATCGGTACGCTTGGTACACATGGTACACGTACTTATGACTTCTTGTATTTTTTTATTTGCCAAATCCCGGCAGCAGAACGGATATGCCTGTGAAGCCTCTCACAATGCGACCGTCGCTGAGCGGTATTTTGTTTGTGTACTGTAAGCCATATTGCTTGGAAAACTGTTTCACGGCTGCACAGAAGCTTTTCTGCGAGAAGGACGGGGTGGCATTGTCATCGCACCACTGTCGGTAAACGCGGAACAGCGCACCTGAGGATGCCTGTGCCTTGGGGCTTAAACGTATGTATCCTTCCGAACTTAAAAATTCGGGAATCGGATTGCCTTCGTGCATGAGATTGCTTAAGTTCTGCTGTGCACGTTTGCTGATCGTAAAGCGGTAGTTGTTGGCAATCAAATTACGCAGTCCGAGAAACGTCCAGTAGAAGATACCCTCTGCTTCCGCACACAGCTTTTCTGCAAGGTACGGATCGTCAATGCGGTTAGGATCACGTTCCTTCGTGGTCAGAATGATCTGACGGCGGAAGAAGCCCGCACTGCGGTCGTAGAGTGCCTGCAGCGCTTCGTTGCCGAGGACCATAAAGCGGACATAGAGATCCCCTTGATAGGATTGTTTGCCTTTCTTTTCAAGGTCCATTGGCTGTTCCGCCGTGATGATTGCTTTGATGTTGTTGGTCTGCGGAAGTGCTTCCAGCTTCATATCATCGTCTACCATCACGAGAATGTGTTCGAGGTCCGCACGTGCAAATTTCTGTGTTTCCACCTTTGCAATACTGCCTGTGTTCATGTTGCTGCCCAGCAATCGACGCATCACGATGCCGATACGGGACTTGCCCTCGCCGCCTTGTCCGATCAGAAACAGCATCTTCTGTCCCTTGGTGGACGGTATCAAACAGTATCCCATAAACTCCTGCAAGGTCACAATGTCTTCTTGTGTCAGAAGCTGCATAAGAAAGTCCAGCCAGCATTTCGGTACATCTGCATCCGGGTTAAAAGTAACCGGCAGTCGATTGCGGCAGTATTCTTTTTCTTCTGTAAAGGTACCGTTCAGAAACAGAGTACCGTTTGCAACATGGATGCGGTCGGTGTGAAGCGGCAGGGAAGGGGTATAGCATTGCAGCCGCAATACCTCAACCAGGTCGTGTACGCGTTTGGAGACCGCTCCTGTCACATAGGGGCTGATCATGGTATAGATCTCCTGCCGCAGAAGTGCTTCGTCGTCTACGCGACCGTCTACCGTGAAAAAGGTATCCCCGACGGATATCATCGGGTGTTCCTTTATAAATGCATTGCAGAAAGCAACTTCGTTCAGTTTATGCCCGTCCCACCATGCCGGCATCGGAATGCCGTTCGTCTCGGTACTGCTGACGGTTGATTCTGTCATATCGTTGTAATTCCTCCTTGATTTGTATGATCAATATAGATTGTTCCTCTCTCGTTCCATTTTTCAGAATTTCACGGTAATACCGTAATTTCTCATATTCCTGTAGGTAACATACGAAATTGGGATGCGGGGCATCTTCCACAGATTGTGGACAATATGTCTTTTTCCAGCAAAGCAGCTGATGCAGACGGGAATCAATGCATCGCAGAGCATATTGTACTTTGGCTTGATGCCGTTGGTGTTCGGTGCGGTAATCCGACAATGCTTTCGACGGTTCTGTCATACCGAAATCTTCGGATAACTTGTCGGCGGCTTCTTTTTTCGATATGCCGAACAGTTTTGCTGTGAAGTCGATCACATCTCCCTGTGCACCGCAGGAAAAGCATATGAAACGAGAGTCATAGCCGCGGTTGTCATAAATGTGCATAGATGGATTGGTATCCTCATGAAAGGGGCAGAGGATATTGCTTCTGCCCCCGACATCCAAACCGTAGCGGATCGCGACGGATCGGACATCGACATGGGATTTGATATGTTCAAAGATGGTTGCTGCTTGTTATCTCTCCTCTCGGTCATATTCCGGTCGCCGTTGTCTCTGCATACGATGCATCTCATTCATCGCCTGGCGGAT